TCTGCCGGATAAATACCGGGAAGGCGGATCCGCGTACGATCCGATGCTGGGGGAGATCAACTTCACGCACATCGGAACAGTCACAAATAACTATCCGCTGGAAATTACTCACATGACCAGTCCGTCAGCGAAGAAGGATACAAAGCTGGGGAACTGGACGTGGTTCGGGGAGCTGCCATGGGTCGAATATGAAGCGGCACCTGAACCGCCTCCGGAGCCGGAGCCACTGCCGGCGATGACGGCCATTGTGGTGGCCGATAGCGGGAGCAAGGTAAAAATGCGGGCGAAACCTTCGACCAGTTGCTCCATGTACTGGGAGATCCAGGTGGGGACCATGGTAGATCTGATAGAGAGAGGCGACAGCTGGAGCCGGATCCGATGGAACGGAATCAGCGGGTATATGATGAGTAAGTTTTTGAAAATTGGTGAAACCATTCTATGGACCGTACACATTCCTCACATGACACAGGATCAGGCTCAGGCGTTAATCGCGAGATACGCCGGTGCCTGGATGACTTCAGAAGGGGGTGCGGTCTAATGACTGTTTATCAATGGATGACGATCTTAGGGATTCCCAGTTTAGTTGCGGGCCTGTTTGGTTTCATCAAAGTGCAGCTGACGCAGAACAAGGCGATCAGCCTCGCCGTGAGGGCGATGCTGCGGGACCGCCTGCTCCAGGGCTATAAGTTTTACATCGCCCAGGGATGGGCGGACCTGGATGACCGGAGCAACATGGAAAACGTCTATTTGCAGTACAAAGCGCTGAAGGGAAACGGAGACATGCGGGATCTGAGGAAGACATTCAAACACCTTCCGCTGGTTGAAGGTGGCCCGGCGCTGGAAGTTTCAGAAGAAGAAGAACATTAAGGAGGAAAGACAATGAAATGGAACTGGAAGGAGTTTCTGGTGGCAGCTCTCATCCGCGGACTTCGAACGTTCGCTCAGACTTTTGCGTCGATGATTGCAGTTGGGGCGGCATTTTCGGAGGTGGAGTGGCTCCGTGCGCTGTCTGTGAGTGGTGTGGCCTTTGTCCTGTCTATTCTAACAAGCCTTGCGACCGGACTCCCGGAAGTGCCGGAAGTGAAAAAAGAACCGCCCTCAGATGAGGAAGAGGAAGAACAGAAATAAAAAAGGAGCCGTCTGCTTTACGCAGGCGGCTTTTTTTATTTCCGGAAGATCACCAGGCCGATCATCCCGCGGACCAGGACAAAATAGGGAGGGTGGTGTTCGGAATTATCGTGTAATGCTCCACCATGGACGGGCAAATCCGAAACCGGAAGCCCGTCTTTTTTTATTTCGTCCAGCGGGAGCGGATCAATCACAGAGGTTTGCTTTCCGCCGGAGACATTGTAGAAGATCACGATCTTCTCATCCCACAGATACACGGAATTGATAAATGTATCGATCAGCTTCAGGCGGAAATCATTATCGAAGAGGTCACCGCGGGAAAAGGTACGGAGCCAGGCAGCGACCTCCTTCTCCGTGATCCGGATCTTCTGCTGGATCCGGAGCTTTGAGAGTTCTGTTTCCGTTTCCTTCAGATCGGCGTCCAGCTGCTCCATCCGGTCGGTGATCCTGGAAACAAACTTATCCGCCACGGTGCCGAGGCGACCGACGAGGAGATTCATTTCGGATTCCAGGGAGCGGATCTTCCGTTCCAGCTCATGAAGGCGGGAGTCGTCAATCTCAGAATTATAGAGATCAGCGACGGCGGAGGAGATGGCCGGGAGCCGATCAGAGGCAAGGATATACTGCTGGGTCTGTTCGCAGACGTACCACTCCAGATAGTCCTGTTTCTCCGGATGCTTTGGGCATTTACTCAGGCGGCGCTTTCGACCGGAACAGACATAATAGTGATACCGGTCACCGTTTTTACCGGTCCCGAAATCACCGCAGAGGGGCATACCGCAGAGGCCGCAGAAGGCCTTTCCCTGTAGAATATAAGTAACAGACCGGGCGGAGGCCGGGGCGCGTTTGTTCCGCTCCCGGCGGGCCACGGCGCGGGCATAGACGGAGGGGTCGAGGATCGGAGTGGCGCAGCCTGGGACGACATGGCCACCGTAAGTATATTCGCCGATATAGACGGGATTCGGGACGAGCGCGGAAAACGAATTGACGGAAAAAGGTGATCCTTTTTTCGAGTAGATGCCGCGGGCGTTCAGATCTTCGGCAATCACGGAGAGGCCTTCCCCGTCAGCGTAGCGCTGATAGATTTCACGGACGACAGGGGCGGTGCGCTCATCGGGGACAAGTTTGTGATCGTGGACGATATAACCGTAAGGAACAGGACCGCCGCAAAACCAGCCCTTCGCGATGGAAGCCTGCTGGCCGCGCCGGATGTTTTCGGAGAGGTTGGCGGAGTAATATTCCGCCATGGACTCCAGGAGACCCTCCAGAATGATTCCTTCCGGAGAGTCGGTGATGGCCTCCATGCAGCTGACGACCCGGACGCCGAACTTCTTCAGACGTTGCTTGTAGATCGCCGAGTCGTACCTGTTCCGGGTGAACCGGTCCAGCTTCCAGACGAGGATCAGCTGAAACTGGCGCTTTTCCGCGTCTTTAATCATCCGCTGGAAATCGGGTCTATCGTCGTTTTTCCCAGTGAGGGCGCGGTCGATGTACTCGCCGACCACGCGGTAACCGCAACGATCCGCGTAGGCGTAACAGTCGTGCAGTTGGCCCTCGATGGACTGTTCTGTCTGCGAGTGAGATGAATAGCGGGCGTAGATGACCGCGTTAAGGGACTCAGGCATGAGTGCCTCCTTATTTCTTTGACTTATTGGCGCGGCGTTTATTTGTAGCATCAATGAGGGCGGCAACAGTCCGAGCATCGCCGAGTGCGCGATGGGCCTCAGCCGTTTCGATACCGGCGGCAGATGCGAGGGTGGTTAGTTTTTTATTTTCCGCTTCAGGCCAGTAACGTGAAAGGTTCATGGTATCAAAACAGGAAACGGGGACGCGGAAGCGGTTCCGCATACACGCCTGGGAGATAAAACGGATATCAAAGGCCACATTATGTGCAGCAAGGACATCGTCACCGATAAAAGCCAGGAAAGCAGGGAGAACCTGGTGAATTTTAGGCTGACCGGAAAGCATGTTGTCTGTAATGTGGTTAACGGCGGAGGCTTCGGAAGGCATCGGGCATTCAGGATCTACCAATTGATGATATTCGTCGGTTATGACTCCATCTTCCACGCGGACGGCCCCGATCTCCACAATAGAATCACAGCCAGGATTAAGGCCTGTCGTTTCCAGATCGAAAGCGACATAGCGCTTTTTCGATATGGGCGTAAATTCTGTTATATTCAGCGTAGGAACGGTCACTTCACTCTGGGTTTTATCAAGACGATATTGGCGGGAAATGGGATTCTGATCGATTGCTTGCTCCGTTTCACGGAGTCGCTTCTGGAGGGCCTGTTGAGCTTTCCGTTCGTCCTCTTCTTCCTTGCGCCTGCGCTGTTCAGATTCACGACGAGCCTGCTCCTGCTGGAGCTGTTGCTGTCGCGCGATGTCTCTTTTACGCTTTATCCGGAGAATGATAAAGATAAGAATGATTATGATAGGGACAACGACTGCGATCATAAAGATATCTCTGAAGAAGTTAATAATTCCATCCATGGTAAAGCCTCCTTTATAAATAAATTATATTGCCGAATGTTCGTCTTTTTTTGGGGACGGAATGTCCAGCAGTTTCCGGACAGAGGAGCGGGTTCCATGATCGGCAACGCGGTACGCCTCAATCAGCTGGCGCTCATCCGGAAAAATCAGGTCATTCAGGTGGAAGAAGATCGCAGGGTCGATGCTGAGGATCCGGCAGATCGACTCAATGTGCTTACGATCAATCTTTTTAATGTCGCCTTTCTCCCAGCGCTGAACCGTCGAGCGATCAACGCCAACGGTCTTTCCGACATATTCAAGGGACAGATTCAACGCCTGCCGGCGCTCTTTGAGATATTCTCCAATGGTCATGATTTAGGCCTCCCGCTTCCTTTGTAGGCCCATAATATCACATGTTGCTTAAAAATGCAAAAAAATTAGTCAAATATGCTTGACAAAGAAGAGAGACCTGATATAAGATACCCATAGATGTTGCGGATAAACGCAACAAACAACACAAGAAGGAGGGAAAACAGAATGAATGTGGACAAGCTGCGCGGGAAGATCGCAGAAAATCGAATGAATATCAGCGAGTTCTGTGAGGCAGCGGGTTTCGTCAGATCTACGTTCGACAGGAAGATGAGAGGCGAGAGCGAGTTCGACCGGGATGAAATCGAGCGGATCATTAACACGTTGAAGATGACTGACGAGGAAATGAGAAACATTTTTTTTGAGGACATTGTTGCGTAAAAATGCAACAATCTAAAAAGGAGGCGAAAGCGTGAGCGGGTTCATCCAGATCGGCGTGACCGCGCTGCGGGATCCGGTGACGGGTGAGTTCCTTCCGGAGGTGCCGCTATATGTGGAAGCGGAACACCGGGAGCGGGTCGCGGAGACGCTGGACGAGGATCTGAGGCAATTGTTCGCCGGGAAGATGGCGCAATACAGAAAAGAGACGGCCGGGGCCAAGGGCTGACTGGCAAAGAAAGGAAACAAAAATGAACGACAGGCAGATTACCCTGATCATGGAGATTATCCAGGAGCAGCTGAGCGAATACCTCACGGACGAGCTGGTGGCTGATATTTACTCCGGGATCGCGGAAGGGATCAATGATAATCTCCCGCTGCTGGAAGATCTGGGGGCGGTGAGAAAATGAACAACCTTGTGAACAACATCGTGATGATCCAGACAGATCACCTCTATCATCACCCGGAGAACCCGCGGCAGGACCTGGGCGACCTGACGGAGCTGACGGAGAGCATCCGGAAGAACGGCGTGATGCAGAACCTGACGGTGATCAAGGGCCACCGCATGACAAAAGCGGAATGGGTGGCGGAGGCCAGGGCGGAGGGCGCTGACAAGGTGAGCGCGGAAAGCTCATACAGGCCGGAGGAAGCCTGGACGGAAGCGGGCTACACCGTAGTGATCGGAAACCGGCGCATGGAGGCGGCGAAACGGGCCGGGCTGGAAGAGGTACCGTGCGTGATCAGCGACATGGACCACAAAGCGCAGATCTCCACAATGCTGGAGGAAAACATGCAGCGGTCCGACCTGACGGTGTACGAACAGGCCCAGGGGTTCCAGATGATGATGGATCTGGGATATTCGGCGAAGGACATCAGCGAAAAAACAGGATTCAGTGAGACGACCGTGAACCGGCGGCTGAAAATGGCGGAGCTGGACCCGAAGGAACTGAAGAAGGCCTGCGAGGCGAAGGACACGGAGCGGCAGATCACACTGTACGATTTCGAGCGCCTGAGCCGGGTGAAGAGCGTCAAAGAGAGGAACGCGCTTCTGAAGGTTATCGGCGACAGGGATTTCGCCTGGAGCATCAACCGGACACTGCACCGGCAGCAGGCGAACGAGGTCAAGCCGAGGGTAAAGCAGCTGCTGAGAGAAGCGGACGTACAGCCGATGCCGAAGGACAACAAATACGGAGTCGGATATGAGAGACTCTGGAATAATAACGTGCGGCTTTATGAGTGGAAGGAAGGCGACAAGCTGATCCCGGAAAAGCTGAGCGAGAAACAGCGCAAGGGCCTCCGGTACGAAATGGACGAGGACAGCCTGATGTTCTTCGCTCCGGCAGAAAAGAAAAAGGAAGAAAAGAAGCCGGAAAAGAGCGAGAAGGAAAAGGAAAAAGAGAAGGCCAGGGCGGAGGCGTGGAAGCAAATCGAAGATGACGAGAAACAGGCCCAGGAGCTGAGGAAAGCGTTCATCAGTGGGCTGAAGATCACGCCGAAGAACGCGCCGGTGATGATGACCTTCCTGGCCAGGGCGCTCTGTCTGCGGCAGATCGACTATTCGTCACCGCGGGAAAAGATTCGGGACTGGCTGAGCCTGAAAAGCAGTAAGTGGGAAGAAAGAATGACGGACACGGTCAAGGCTCTGGGAGGGATTGACATTTCAAGATGGACGGAGCTGATCGGGATCCTGTTTGAAGGGGAAAAAGTCGAGACATACACGGAGGGAATTAAGAGCAAAGAGCTTCCGAGGCATAAGAAAAACTTCATCCTGGAAGAGGAGTACAACTGGCTCACAAGCTACGGGTACCAAATGAGCCAGACGGAGATCCAGCTGATGAACGGAACGCACTCATGTTTTCAGAAGGAGGCGAAGGAAGCATGAAACCGCAGGAGCTGACAATCAACGGGGAACTGTTTGAAGAGTTCCGGAACAATTTCGACATAGCGATGAAGATCCTGATCAACCGGATGATCACGACCAGGATTGGAAAAGGAACCGTGAACGCGAAGCTCACGATCAACATGAAGGAATTTATCGACGACAACGGCGAGGTTGTCCGGATGCCGGAGATGGACTTCGGGATCGGGATGGGCATGAGCGAGAAGGACAGCATGAAGGGGAACCTTCACCGGGGGCTGATCCTTAAACGCCAGGCAAGCGGGGGCCTGCTGGTCGGGACGGATCAGGTGACAATGGACGAGCTGATGGAGGTGAAAGCATGACAGACCTGATCGACAGGCTCCTGGAGGAACAGGCGGAGAGGCCGAAGATGCTGGCGGAGGTGGTCCCGCTGTACCGGCACACATGGAGCAGGCACCCGGACCAGATCAGGGTCAGCTTTGAGGACGGAAGTACGGCGATCTACGACCTGCGGGTAACGCAGCCGCATCCGGTGGTGCTGGAGAGTATCCGGATCATCCGGAAATGGAAAGGATACGATCCGAAACACGGGAGGACAGGCGCATGAAGGACAGCGTGAAGCGGTGCAAATTCTGCGGGAAGCCGATCGACATCATCACCTGGGGCGTTTACAGGAAGGCCGTCGTGGACGCCGAGGCCGTGATGGTCCGCGCGGATCCGGACGGCGAGGAGTTCATCCGGGTGGACGGAAGCAAGGTAAGGGCCGTGATCGTCGACTACGAAAGCGAAGAAAAAGCGGAGCCGGCGTACCGGATCCACCGCCTGACATGCGGAGGAGAAGGATGAGGTGCGGCGAGTGTGTGAGGGGGCGGAGGTTCGCCCAGGGAAGCGTGTACTGCGTCCTGTACGGCGTGATCATCAGCGTGGGCCATGAGTGCGGCCTGAAGGGAGGGAGAAAACGTGATGTCACCGTGCAAGGACTGCGTGGACCGGAGCGAAGGGTGCCACGGAAGGTGCGAACGATACAGGGCCTTCACAGAGGAAAACGAAAAGCGGCGGGCCTGGCTTCACCGGATGAACGGAAACCCGAAGGGGTCAAGAGCTTCCTGGAAGAGTGGAAAGGGATGGGTATATCCGCCACAGGGAATTAACCGGCGGCACCTGATCCCGCTGAAGGATAACAAAAACCGCTGATGCTGCAACATCAGCGGCACCGCCACCGGCGGGAAAGGAGAAAGACTACATGAATTATAACACGCGGAAATACGACAAAGCAAGGGCGATCCTGATCGGAGTGATCGCCGGGGTGATCATCAGCGGGGCCATGCTCCTGGCCGTGAGCGGGACGATGGCGGAGGATCACAATATTGTGGGCTACATCATCTGCCAGCCGGGCGACTGGGTTAACGCGCGGAAAGCACCCAGCACCAGAAGCGAGAGCGTCGCGAGACTCGAAACAGGAGACTCATTTGAGCTTGACGGGCGGAGCAAAAACGGATTTATGTACGCGCCGGTCCTGGCCTGTGAGTACGGGGAGGCATGGATCTATTCCGGCTATATCGTCACGGAGCAGCCGCAGAACGCCTGCGGGAGACTTTACCGGATTTCCGCCAACGGGCGGGTGGCGTGCAGGCGATACATTGAAGGACCGCGCCGGTGCTGGGTGATCGACGGAAGTGAGGTGAAGGTCTGGGGATACACGTCCGAATGGGCCGTCACAAACAAGGGTTTTATTCAAAGCCGGTACATCGAGGGGCTGATCGAATGAGCGCGACGTGCGGAAAGTGCGGGAAGGAGTTCGTGATCCTTTACCCGCATCTGTGGAGCTACAAACGGGAAGATAAAGTTTTCTGTTCATGGAAATGCCTGAGGGCGTGGGACAGAGGAAAGGAAGCAGGAGAAGAAATGAACGATGGAAAGAAGAGCCAGCTGGAGATCGGAAAGCAGCTGATCGCGGCGATGGCGGAGGGCGCGGATCCGAACGAATGGCTGAAGGAACACGGATATACAAATACAAGTAAGGCTTACGGGAATATCAAGAGATGCCTGACGGACAAAGCGCCGGAACTGGCGGAGAAGATGCCGAACCGGCGGAGCCAGCCCAGGAAGAAGCGGACCGCTGCGAAGACGGCGGAGAAGAAACCGGAGCCGAAGGAAGCGAAAACCGGCGGGGATGAGTTTGAGGTCATGACCATACGGTCAAAGGCCAGCGGGGTCCGGTATGAGTGGAGCAAGGATTACAACCTGTTCGCGATCAGGTACAAGGGGGATGAGCTGACAATGCACCTGGATGAATTAACGCGGGTGCTGGATGAAATGCCGCGGGTGATGAAGATCCTGGGCGTGGAAGTCTAAACAGGACGGAAAGGAAGCAGAAAATGGAAAAGGAAGCAAAAGAAACCAGGAAGCGGGTCCAGATTACCCAGGAGATCTGTGACAACGTGAAGCTGATGCTTAACAAAGGGATGACACAGGAACAGACGGGGAAGATCATCGGGATCGACCCGTCGAGGGTCAGCAGGATCAAGACGGCGGGATTCGACCTGGAGAAGTACAAGGCGGAAAAGAAGAAGAAGCCGGCGAAGGAGCCGGAGGAAGAGAAGCCGCAGGAGTTGCCGGGCCAGATCCGGATGGAACTGACGCCGGAGAAGCCGGAGATGAACGACCAGACAAAGATGATGAGATTCCTGGCTTCACAGTTCGAGAAGGTGCTGAAGAAACTCGACGCCATTGAGGGAAGGCTATGGACATCCGGCTGAAGACATGCATGATCATCCGGAAGGACGGGAGGTATCTGGTCGGGACGATCCTGTACTCGACAGATCTGAGGTGGAGCCTCAGCCCGTGGGACGCGTGGGCGACCAGGAACCGCGTGATGGCGCAGCTGGTCGCCGGGCGCGTCGGCGGGGAGATCCTGCTGTTCAATCCGGTGACGGGTCAGATGAAGGAGGTGAGCGAATGGAAGCAAGGAAAGCCGTGACGAAATGGCTGGAAGCGATGGCGGAGATCACTTTGAAGGACGCGCAGGAAATGCGCGAAAAGGAGCCGGAAAGGAGCTTCTGGAGCTGGCGGGTGAGCGAGGAATTCAAGAAGGCCGCGCAGGATCTGGAGCGGATGACGCCGGCGGAGACTGAGATCGAGGGCGGAGGATCGTCCTGGTACAACACATGCGGTGAATGTCACGGAGTGGTCGACGAGAATGACCACTTCTGCAAGCACTGCGGAAGGGCGGTGAAATGGAAATAAGCGGGCGAGTGGTGGCGGAATAGGTAGACGCTGAGCGGATAGGGGCCGCGGAGGATCGCCGGGTACCAGACGGAGGATCCATGCGAGGTGCAAATCCTCGCCCACTCTATCTACATTAAGGAGGGTATTGGGAAGTAATGGACAGGGAGAATGTTATCAAAGCGGTTGATATATGCCTTGGACACGGGAAGTGTAACGATTGTCCTTACTGTTTAAGCGGAGCGGGATACACAACAATGAACTGCCGTGATTATATGATGCGTGACGTTCTTGCCCTGCTGAAAGAGCAGGAAACAGAATTGTGTGACAGATGCGGACGCAAGCGGTTAAAGTCAAGCAGAATTAACGATGCATAATGAGCGTTTTCGACAGTAACCAGGTCCCGGATTAAGCACCGGCGGCGACCGGCATCCGGGTTTAACATGCGAAGCGGGGACGGGCGGCGTTTTCCGGAGTCCGTTAAAAAGTGAGGAGGTGAATGCACTCCTGGCGGACGGAAGGATGTGCCACGCCGCTGGCTGGTTCGACTCCAGCCCCTCGCGCCACAGACGTCTGGGCAGCGTCTGGGACCTCCATTGAAAGAAGGACCCGTGGCGGGTCAGCCGCCAGAACTGCGGGATGGGTTCCGCATTATGAGGCTTGTAATGAGTATTATCTATTCGCACATTTTCCTATTAGAAGAGCATCGGATCGGAGAAGCCGGTCAGATGTGTATCCGTCGGGAATCATCCTGAAGACGAAGATGATAATCAATCGTTGGTGGGGTCCGGGGAGGGCGGAGCATCCTCCCCGGAGGATAGAAGGGAAGAGGGACGCGCGTGGGATGGGAATTTGAGGACCTTTTCAACAACAAGCTGACGGGAGACGGGGGTTTCCTGGAGGAGCCGAGCTTCATCCCGGTCGGGAAGATGGGGTACCGACGGCGGACGACGGTCAGCGGGCAGAGGATCGACGCGGAGGTGTTCCCGGTGTTCGGGAGGCACCAGCGGGGCGAGGTCCGGAGGGCGAAGAGCCAGATCACGCGGGAGGCTCAGCAGCGGGTGAACGACGAGCGGAGCCGGATGCGGCTGATCCAGCTGATCGAGACGAACTTCGGGGAGAAGGACGTGGCGATCACGCTGAGCTACGACGGCGAGGCTCCGGATCCGGCGCGGATCGACAAGGACGTCCGGAACTTCCTGAACCGGGTGAAGCGGGCCAGGGCGAAGCGGGGGCTGACGGAGCTGAAGTACATCCTGGCGATCGGCGGGGACGAGATGCCCGCGGCGGGGTACAGCGGGAAGCGGCCCCACGTCCACATGATCATGAACGGCGGGATCGGGCGCGACGAGCTGGAGGCGATCTGGGGGAAGGGGTTCGCGAACGCGGACCGGCTTCAGCCCAGGGGCGACGGCCTGGGCGGGATCGCGACCTATTTCACGAAGCAGAAGCAGGACCGACCGGAGAAGCCGGGAGTCCGGAAGTGGAGAGGGAGCCGGAACCTGAAGCAGCCGGTGCGGCGGAGCCGGGACGCGCGGATGCCGAACAGCCGGGTGAAGCGGATCGCCTACGACTTCCGGAACGAGGCGAAGGAGGTCATGGAGAGACTTTATCCCGGATATGTCTTCCAGGACTGCCAGGTGCGGTACAGTGACGTCGTGGACGGGGTCTATATTCGGTGCGTGTTGAGGAGGAGAAGCGGATGAGATACATACCATGCTGGAAGCAGATCGGGATCTCAAAGGATCGGTATCAGGAGCTTCTCCACTTCTGCCGACAATATCCGGAGTGGAAAACAGAGGCGAACAGTCTGCTGGGGATCAGAGCGATCAAGACAGACGGACAGCCGCATGGAAACGGGAGAAGCGATCCGGTGGCCATAGCGGCAGAAAGGCGGGAGAAGCTGATCGTAAAGATCGGGATTATTGACGAATGCGCCAGGGCGATTGCCGGAGGGGAATGGTACGCGGCGATCATCCAGAACGTCTGCATAGGGAAAAATTATACGCAGATGGACCGGGCGCTGATGCCTACAAGCGACCGGAATGCGTTCTTCAAAAAGCGGAGGGAGTTCTTTGAACTTCTCAACAAAAAACGTCCGGAATAGTTGATTTTCATACTCGATGTCAAATGATTCCGTGTTATTGTGCTAATGTCGGAAAATAGCAGATAGCTATGATCCGGAGCTGGCAGCACCGTGACACGGAGCTGCCGCTTTGCTTGTTCACAATTCGGAGGGCCGTCGGTTTGCTTCCTTCCGGCGGCGGGAGGTTAATCCGTGAGTAAAGCAGAGGCGGGGGCTGATTAACCATTAAGCGTTCAACAGGCATTGAAGCGTTCTACACGTCATGGAAGTGGAGAAAGTGCAGAAAGGCTTTTGCAGAGTCACGGGGACACCTCTGTGAGCGCTGCATGAAGCGCGGGGTGATCGAAACAGGGAGCAAAGACAGACCTCTGGAAGTGCATCACAAGATACCGCTGACAGAGGAAAACATCACAGATCCTAAGGTTTCTCTCAACTGGGAAAACTTAGAGCTGCTGTGTAAAGCATGCCACGACGAGGAACGCGATCGAAAGGAGAAAAGGTGGAGGATCGGCCCTGACGGGGAGGTCCATATCACCCCCCTTATGAAATAGCGACGACGCGCTGGCCGCAGG